TCAACGGCTTAACATAAGCCTATCACGGGGGGTCTTCGGATCCCCTTTTCTTTTTCCTTATAATGCAAGGAGTACTCACTATGAGTAAAGCATTAGATTTAGCTACCTTCGTCCTTCCAGACTTAAGTGGTTATGCAACAACTACGGATGTAACGAATGCTGTTGATGGGATTGTTATCCCTGATGGTGGTAAAATAGTGCAATCTAAACATTATAGCTTCGCCGCACAAACGACAATGAACGGAAATGGTCAGGTACATTCTGGTGTTACCATAACCCCTACGTCATCATCTAATAAGATACTGGTTATTGTTTCGTCTCTGATTGAAGCAGCTGGCGGTGTAAGTGACTACGCTAATATAGACCTTCGGAGAGATGCTACAAACATAACAGAGTTTATGAATGCTTTAGGTTACGGCCTTAATGCAGGGGTGCGTAGCACATACACCATTAACTATTTAGACGATCCGCAGACAACCAGCCAGCTTGAATATGATTTAAGCCATTTACAAGCTTTGGGTTCGACTGATTATTATTACAAAAGAACTAACTACACGTTGCTAGAAATAGCAGACTAAAGAACGCACCCCACCCCAACGTAGTGGTGCATAACCTTTAATATGGGGTCACAAATGAGTAAAGATAATAAGACTCTCGAAGAGTTGAATCTTAAGGTCGAGAAGCATGAGTGGGAATTAACCCACAATCGTGTCCTCTTAGATTCCCTTAGGAACTCTGATAAGAAACAATGGGAACGCATCCGAGGTATTAAACACTTAATCACTATAGTTAAATGGACGTGCATAGGCATAGCCATGACACTTGGTCTTAAGCAGGTCGGATTAACAACAATCTTTAAATTATTAGGAGTATAGCATGGTCATTTCAGATTTGATCGCTGGTATCTTTAAACCGGCTGCGAAGTTGGTAGATGAATTACATACCAGTGAAGAAGAACGACTCGCAGCCAAAGGCCACCTTTTAGACGTCCAAGCGGCGGCTATGCAAAAGGTGTTTGACTACGAACGCGCTTCACTGGAAGGCCAACACTCTATTGTAGCCTCAGAGGCTCAGAGTAACCACTGGCTCGTCGCTGCATGGCGGCCTGTCACAATGCTAACCTTCTTAACACTTGCCGTAGGAGACTCCCTAGGCCTTCTAGCGACACCCCTTAGAGATGAGGCGTGGATGCTTTTACAACTAGGCATAGGCGGTTATGTCGTCGGCAGAAGTGGAGAGAAGATCGCCAAAGTAATGAAAGGATAAGTTATGTGGAAAGAGACTATAGATATTATACTTAAACATGAAGGTGGGTACGTGAATGATCCCAAAGATGCTGGAGGTGAAACTAACCTCGGTATCTCTAAGAGGTCGTACCCTCATTTAGACATCCTTAGCTTGACTAAAGGTCAGGCCGAAGAGATCTACTGGACAGACTATTGGCTGAGGTGTCAGTGTAATAGACTTCCTAAAGGATTAGACTTAATGGTTATGGACTACGCAGTTAATGCGGGTGTCTCCAGAGCGTCCAAAGCGCTCCAAGGCATCGTAGGAGCTAAGCAGGATGGAATCATAGGTGCTATGACACTAGATGCGTTAGGTCGCCATACAGGAACTCCTGAAGGCATACGCAAAACAATCAACGAGTATTACAGCTTGAGACAGGCTCATTATGAGTCTCTCGACACCTTCTCGATCTACGGAAAGGGTTGGTCTAGGCGTAATACGGAAACATTAAATGAGGCATTGAAATGGATACTTTAGAATTATTAGAGGCAGAACTGGCTAAAGATTTATTAGCTAGAGTTCGGAGCGGAGCAGCAACAGCCGCTGAACTTGCAGTCGCCCGCCAGTATCTAAAGGACGCAGGAGCGTTCGCTGGTGTGATAGAGTCAGGCTCGCCTGCTCATAACTTACTTGATAACTTACCCTTTACTGAGGCTCCACACTAATGAGTAGAGATTATAGTAAAGAGCGTAAGTACGACTCGCAGCCCCACGTTAAGGCTAAAAGAGCTGCTCGTAACAGAGCTAGGCTTAAGGTCAATAATGCACGTAAAGCTAATGGCCAGAGTAAACTTAAAACTAAGCAGCAGGTTGATCATAAAGATGAAAACCCAGCTAACAATAAACTATCTAACTTACGCATACTTAGTCCAAAGGCTAATACAGCGCGTAATCATAGGAAGGGGAAATAGCATGGGCATTGATCTAATAATCATCCTAGGGCTTGTGATCATCTCGGTCGCTTGCGGTAACTGTTAATAATAAAGGAAGTATAATGGACAACTATAAGTGTACGACATGCGGAATGATGAAATTACAAACTAACTTCACCAATCCCCTCGTCCCTGTCTGTAAGAAATGTAAACCGGAGGTTAAGAAGACTCCTAAGAAGTCCAAAGAAAGTAAATAATACAGGAAGATAATGTATGTTCTTAAAAACTACAGCAACTATACCAGAGGAGTTACATGACTTTCGTAACTTTCTCTACTTAGTATGGCAGCATTTGAACCTACCAGATCCAACTCCTGTACAATATGACATGGCTGTGTTCCTACAAGAAGCCCCTCGCAGGGCTATTCTTGAGGCATTCCGTGGTGTAGGTAAGTCCTATGTCACGGCAGCCTTCGTCGTATGGTGCTTGTTAATGGATCCTGACTTTAAGATAATGGTAGTATCTGCCTCTAAGGCACGTGCTGATGATTTCAGTACTTTTACACAAAGATTAATCCTTGAGTTGCCAATGTGTAAACATTTAATAGCTAAGAAAGACCAGAGGTGGTCTAAGATAGCGTTTGATGTTGCACCAGCCAAGGCTTCTGGGTCTCCTTCGGTTAAGTCCGTAGGTATCTCAGGACAGTTGACGGGTAGCCGTGCAAACTTAATCATAGCCGATGATGTCGAGGTTCCAGCGAACTCTATGACACAGGGTATGAGAGATAAGCTCGGCGAAGCTGTGAAGGAATTCGATGCAGTACTATCTCCCAATGGGAAGATTATGTACTTGGGAACTCCACAGTGTGAAATGTCGCTATATAACACGTTAACAGAGCGTGGTTATAATCTTCGCATCTGGCCAGCACGCGTACCCGCTGCTAGAGCCGCTGAGAAGAGCTACGGCGAACGTTTAGCCCCCATGATATGGGATAGGATACATGAAGAAGGAAAGCTCTCAGAAGGGCAACCAGTAGATCCTAAGCGATTCGATGATAAGGACTTAACAGAGCGTGAATTATCATACGGACGTTCAGGTTTCGCCTTACAGTTTATGCTAGATACTAGCTTAGCTGATGCTGATAGGTATCCTCTCAAGATGTCAGACTTAATAGTCATGTCAGTAGATAGAGATAAGATGCCCGAGAAGCTCGTGTATGGCCGTCTAAAGGAGATTAAAGATCTCCCTAACGTTGGCCTTAGTGGAGATAAGATCTTCGCTCCTGAGGCTACTGTGGGTGACTACGTGGACTATGATGGCTCCGTGCTTGTAATAGATCCATCTGGACGAGGTTCCGATGAAACTTCCTACGCTGTAGTGAAGAATCGTGGTGGTACTTTGTACGTTCCAGAGTGTGGAGGCCTTGATGGAGGCTATGGTGAGGCTACTTTAACTAAACTATGCGAGATTGCTAAGCTACATAAGGTAAATGTAGTGCTAATCGAGAGTAACTTTGGTGATGGTATGTTCAATGAGCTACTTACTCCGTACATGAGGGACATATATCCCTGTACAATGGAAGAAGTTCGCCATAGTAAACAGAAAGAACTCCGTATAATCGATACTTTAGAGCCTGTAATGAACCAACACAGACTCGTTATTGACCCTAAGGTCATCCAAAGTGATTATGATAGCGTTCAGAAGTACCCTGTAGAGCAACAAGCTAAGTATATGCTCATGTATCAGATGACTAGGCTCACTAAAGAGCGTGGATCACTGGCCCATGATGATAGACTAGATGCTTTAGCTATGGGTGTAGCCTACTGGACAGAACAAATGGCTGCTGATGTCGATCTTATGATGCGAGAGCGTCGAGATGAGATGATGCAGGATGAACTTAACCGATTTATGGATGGTGCTAATATGATGGCCTCCTCAAGGAGTACTACGTGGATTTAGAAGGTTTGGACATAAACACACTGCCTATGGTTAGGCTCACATGGATAGATGCTCAGGAAGGCTGTTATGGCTGGACTGACTTAGAAGAGATGATGGACGCTCCGCTAGCAGAATGCCAAGAGGTTGGTTGGCTGTTAGTGGATAATGATGAGAAGGTAGTAGTCATGAGGTCTTGGAATCAAGATGGTCAGCAAGGTGGTGCATGTATAGCCATCCCACAGAGCTGGGTCTTGAACTGTGAGAAGCTATTCCCGATAGATGATGTGGCAGAGCT